ACAAAATAATTTTGGAAAAACGCCAAAATCTGAATTTATGTCGGAGGGTTTGTAAAACCCTGTGCCGTAGTGTTTTCTATCAAATCATAATGTTCATCTCTCTTTATATTGCCATTGTAGCATTGAATATTATAAATTTGATGAACTATCGCATCTCCTATATCCAATTAGTTATGACTGAAGATAAACCAAAATATATCCGTAAGAAGTGCGAACATGGAAAATATTCCTTTCAATGTCGAGAGTGTAATGGGAGCTCATTTTGTATTCACAACCGTAACAAATATAACTGCAAGGATTGTAATGGAGCAGGATTATGTATTCACAAACGAGTCAAGTATAATTGTGTAGAATGCCAAGGAGCATCTATATGCCCACACAACAAACGCCGTAGTCGTTGTATCGAGTGCGAGGGTGGAAGCATCTGTTTGCATCAAAAAATAAAATCCCGTTGTGCGATATGTGGTGGTTCCGAAATGTGCGAACACAATCGACGTAGAGAAGTATGCGTTGATTGCGACGGTACACAAGTATGTCCCCACCAACTCCGAAAGAGCCGATGTGTAGATTGCGGTGGCTCAGAAGTGTGCATTCATGGAAATGACAAGTTATCTTGTATTCCATGTCATGGACCAAACGTATGCGAACATGATAAACTAAAATATCAATGCACAGAGTGCAAGGGTAAAAATGTATGCGAACATAGTAGGCGTAAAGCCATATGCACAGAATGTAATGGAAGTTATATTTGTTCTCATCAAAAACAACGAAATAAATGTCTTATATGCACACCATCTATCGCCTGTCAACATTGCAAGGCAATATCCGTTGTGGGTTCCAACTGGAAACCCTACTGTTTCCGATGTTACTGTGTTCTCCACCCAAATGCTATCATTCCGCGAAAATATAAACTGAAAGAGAATTATGTTGTGGAAGCATTAAAACAACACTTTCAAGAGACGGTTACCATGGTACTGGACAAACCAGTAGAAGATGGATGCTCCAGACGAAGACCCGATATCGCCATTGATTTTGGTTCACATTGTCTCATGATTGAAATTGATGAACATCAACATGCATCCTATGAATGTGAACAAAAGCGGATGATAGAACTCTATGAGGACGTCGGATTTCGAAATATTGTCTTTCTTCGCTTTAACCCTGATGGATACAAGGATGGTAAAAAGAAGCACAAAACTCCTTTTGAATATACTCCAACAGGAATTCTAAAGTTAAATCAAGTAGAGTTTGACCGTCGAATTGCCGAATTGGTGGCACGAATTCGTGTCTATCAAACCGATGAGCCGACCGAACCGATTACGATTGAATACTTGTTTTACGGTTCATAGAAATAGGTCTCTGCGTTTTTTCATAAGAAACTAATTGGACAGTTTAAAACCATCTCTCCCATACCACCTAACTGACGGATGAGTGAGGGTGCATTTTTCAAAGTCAAAAGTACCAAACGTAGTAATCCAGAAGCGCGCACCACACTCGACGCGATTCATAACCAAAAAATACAGAATATGATGGAAGAAAAGAATCAATTAGGGAAATACAAAGAAGAACGTTCCATTCTACAAAAGAAGCTCGCCGAACCGATGACCGATATGGACAGCTGGAGATTAGAGCGAGACATTGATTCGCTCGATAAGAAAATCAAATCATTAGAGGATGGTTCAGAATTAATGGATTATTACCTTCGAACTGGTGATATTTTGTATCATTACTATGATATTCAAGAGCAGATTCAGAAGGGTACCGCTACATTTGCGGCTAATAAGGCCAAACCTGGCTCTATTCTTGCTATTTTGGAAGGAGTCGCAGAGGAGAAAAAAGATTCGATTGACCCATTTGCACTCTCCTCTAGCGAAGTAGGCCAGGAAAAGTCGAATTCAACAGAGAAAAAAAGCTTGCAACGGAATCAGCTTCTCAATGATTATTTGCAAATCGAAGACCCTGCAATGGGTCGAAATATCACGGATGAGTATGATGACCCGTGGACCAACTGTGAACAATGCGGCAATGAAATGATTATGTGTTTGAATGAGGCAAATCTAACCTGCTCTAAATGTGGTCATCAGGAATTTATTCTAGTCGATAGTGATAAGCCATCCTACAAAGACCCTCCTCGTGAAATATGCTATTATGCCTATAAGAAAATCAATCATTTTAATGAATGGTTGGCGCAATTTCAAGCCAAGGAAAGCACGGAAATCCCCGCGGATATTTATGATGAGATTCTCGTTCAGCTTAAAAAAGAACGAATTACAAATATGGGTTCATTAAAACCTACCAAAATGCGCGAGATTTTACGGAAGATGAAATGTTCGAAATATTACGAGCACATTCCCCATATCATTAATCGGCTGAATGGCCAAAATGCACCCTTCATGTCCCGTGAAGATGAAGAGAAGCTGCGTCATATGTTTCGTGAAATTCAACCATCTTTTAAGAAGCATTGTCCAAAAGGTCGAAGAAACTTTTTATCCTATGGTTATGTTCTTTACAAATTCTGTGAACTGCTGGAGATGGACGAGTATCTGTGTTGCTTTCCATTGCTAAAGAATCGTGATAAGCTGTATTTACAGGATAAGACGTGGGAGCTCATATGTAAGGACCAGAATTGGCAGTACCTTAAAACCGTGTAAATACGGTACAAAGTACAAAAACACCCATTCAAAAATTTTAAGAAATAAACCCTATTCTATCTAAAACAGAACATAAGCGCCAAACACCATCTGATGCAAGAGGGAAATCTTGAATCAGATGTCCGAAGCATACCTTGATACACTATGTTCCAAGATGCAATCAGAAAATGAAACCAATCCAGACCCAGAATCCAAACGCGCGCGCCAGGTTGCATTATGGCTTATTGAAAGTAGTGCACAAGTATTGCACCGATATCCAAATGTACCATTAAAACGTCGTTTGATTCCGCCAATTGAAACCCTATTTCGCATGGGGCGACTACTCGGCAGTATTCTATCTTATTTTCGCATCGTAGTCCTATTTCACGTATTCATCTTGCTCTATTTTGGATTTCTACCACATGGTGCATTCTATACATGTAGGTCGCTTATCAAAGAAAACTACGCGCGATTTGATTTCATTAGCACGCCGGCACTTCTAAAAGGGGTAACATGTATTGGATTATCCTATATAACCATTCAACGGAATCAAGGGATATTGGAAACTGTGGAAGGGATTCATAATGGAACACTGAGTAGGCAGAATATATCGAAACATATATACCAAAGTACTATTGTTTCGGCGTATGATATCTGTCGTGGAAATACAAGCCTTTCGGATACACTGATTTATCAGGATGCCGCATTTATTGGTGGATATGTGGAGTGGGCTATGAAGAGCGTATGGTATGTCACAACGCATCGAGCATCCGATTCAACGCGGGTATTTGTTAAATGGCTAAATCGAAAAACGCATTTCATTGTCACCCTACGAGATGCATTTATGGAATTACCTGTTATTAAACAAGTACGCGACGCCGTCAAGGCAGTTGAAGATACAGTAGAACATCATGTAGTTCGGCCAATTCGCGAAACGGTGCGGCATGGCGTCCAGTGTTTGATTGATGGATTGTCTTATTTTGGAAAACGCCTGATTCAATGGGGTAAAACAGGCGTTCTCAAGGAAGAATATCGTGAGGTTGCGTAAATTACTTGCGAGCACGACGCGTGTTGCGAGAGCGACGCGTATTGCGACGTGTGCGGCGACCGCCGCTTTTAGGAGGTGATTGAGCAGGCGACTTGCTAGCCTCTGGCTTTTTATCTGTTTTGCTTGGTCCTGTACATTTTACTTTAGACGTTGTAGCAGGAGACCTTGATAGAAATTGGAATGGATTTTTTGTATATTTAGTCATTTTATTAGCATCACGCATAATATCGTTCGTAGTAACCTCCTTCTTTGGACTTTTTGCAGCTTTTACATTACTCGCCATATCTTGTATACTATATCATTCGAAAAATATAAAGACCATGAAATAGAAAATGACCACCGTGACTTCGGAGTTTCTGTATCATCTGGTGGTCAATAACATTGCACCTATCATGGCCTCCAGTGTCATGGGAATGTACTCCTCTTTTTTCTCGGGACGGAATGCCCCCACCCCGACGCTGGTCCGCTCGGACGTCGATGATGAGAGAGAACTTGATTTGTTGCAAATGGACCGTATGTTGAAGTGGATGAGCCTTGTTTTTGAGGATTCCTTTGTACCGGTTGAAAAACCGGGCGCGACACCGGGCGATTCCGAACCTATTCTGGATGATACGCACAAAGCCTATAAGAAAGAATTATACAGTATCTATGTAACGATATGTTCCGACTTTCGACAATACCAACACTGGAAAAAATATAATGCAACTATCTGGGTATTCTCATCGTATCGCAATAAAAATACGAAGGCGCTTGCTCGCAAGATTCTGGGAGACATTAAGCTGTTTCACGAGGGCCTCAAGATGTTCTCGATGTTTGAGAAACTGTAAAATTGACCCTCATTTCGGTTTCTATCATATAGCCATCCATGCGAACTCATATCCAATTCCTGGAGCGCCAAATGCGTAACATCACACACCTTCCCACCCTCTTTGAGTATTATTCCGCCATACACATGACGAATCTTCACCAAACCCGCTTCTATGCCTATCAGGACATTCCTCTTAGCCATAAACGCGATGCCGGATTTCCTCTTTCAGATAAAGGGATTGACCTTGTGGATGAGACCTTTAGTCATATTGTTCAAGTCAAATACTATGGATTTCAAAAGAAACTGCATTATGGAAATCTCGCAACCTTTCTTGCCACGCCTATTCTCGTTGGTCGACCCAATCTACGTTTGACGCTAGTCCGAACCAAACATTCTGTTCTCCATACGGACCTTGAGAAAATGGTTCAGCGCCGCGATTTGATAGATGTCACATTATGCTCAAAAGCATTCTTGAAGTCTTGTTAGCGACGAATACGACGAGTACGACGCCCACCGCGCGAATGCTGTGATTGATGTACATACACACATATATGCTGTCCTGCTGTTCTCAAAAATGCACCACATCCAGGATTACTGCACCGTTTGGTAATACAATGATGGTCATTAATAAAAGAATGTCCTTTATTACTTGCCTTATACAATTGCTCTGCGATTCGCTTATGATTATTACGAGTTTGCGATGGCGAATGTGGTTTTTCATTCGGTATTTCATTGGGCATAATATTCGGAGCATGTGCGGATATATGGGGTAGAGAGTGTGACGTACGATATTGTTTCACAGATGGTTTAACTGGGATTGACATTCTACTCTATTATTTTATTATAATCATTAACCAAGGGCAAATATACGAAACTCGCATCTCAAAACTTGCTACGAGCATCAAGTATACAATTCAACATCCAACCTCGTCTTAGAAGAAAACTTCAAAAAAGATGAGATTTCTGAGGATTTTCAGAAAATGGAGTAGGGTGGGGGATACGATGCATTTCGAATCACCTATTTTCTTGGTCGTCTGATTTTTAATAATTGGGTCATCGGAAACACAAAATTTACAAGCCGGCTGGGAAGCCGACGAGACGAAATCCTAAGCCGAGCCCGGCGCCGTTGCGTGTTGACACGCCCACGCTCGGGCTCACAGCGTCAAGAATGGCAAAGACAACCGCGGCGAGGACCGCGAGGGTGGCAACCTCGTCCAGCGGGAGGGCGCGCTTCGGGATGAAGATGGCGGCGGCGGCAATTACAAGACCCTCGATGAGATACTTGATAACGCGATTGACAATTTCAGCAAATCCGTAACCTTGCATGTTCTTATAATTACCGCCAAGAAAAAAACTTATGCACCCATGAGTGAATCTATCCGAGTTTAAAGCATCCTATCTCCTCTGTGATAGAGATGAGCGCCGTAGTGGAAGACTTTCTAGACGAAGACACCGAGATTCCAGGTCAGCGCTATGTGCTGCTGAGTTTCCTCAGTCCGGAGAAAGTCCTGGACAAAAAGGAGCTCTTTTTCTTTCAGAAGTTTTTGCATGCCTATGAGGTTGATTGGAAGGTAAAAAACCTCGAGAAGTTTGTGGTCGAAACAGTAAAGAACATTAATGACGAGCTAGACAGCCATGCGAAGGAGTTGGAGAAGAAGGACCAATTTGATGCTGCCGAGATTTGCCGTAAGAATCGCATCCGCACAGATGAGGTTATGAATCAGTATCAGTCCTTTGTCCAGAAGAATAAGACGGAGCTGAATAAGACGAAAATCAACGAGGCGTACGATGATTTTATGTATGCCCACAAGTCGAAGCTCGAAGAGGACTTCTATGCTCTCAATGAGTTTCGTACCTCGATTCGTGGCGTAAAAGTCCGTGGTGTATTCGGCAATCCGAAAGAGGCTGAGCTGAAGGCTAAGAAGCTCCAATCCAAGGACAAGTACCACAACATCTTCATGGCGGAAGTAGGCAAGTGGACACCGTGGGACCCTAATCCGCACGAGGTGAAGGAGCAGGAATATGGCAATGACCAGCTCAATACCTTGATGAAGAAGTATAAGGAGAACGAGGATTCTCGTGAGCAATTCTTCGAGGAGCGTACCAAGACAACGAAGCAGGTTGTGGGTGCACCAACAAGTGGTGCGGGTTCATCCTTTGATGGTCTGTTTGGCGGCCAAGGTGATTTGGCGATTCAACGAAAAGCCGCTGCTTCGGCGACGGAGAACACGTCTACCCCCGAGAATTCGGTCATCAACCCAGAGACTCAGCCAAGCAATCCGTCCTCGTAAATACGGGCCTAAAATATAAAATGCATAATCTATCATGGAAAACATTCAGTTTATCATTAAAGATTATCATATCAGCAAACTCGGAATCGGAAATATTCTGAAATGCCTCATCTCGGCGTTATCGGTCAATTCTGACACGGTCATTGAGTGCTATCCTCAATACGAGTATGGTGCATACGATTCTATTTTACATGAGCGTTTCATCTTTAAAGGACAGAGCCATAAGGAGCTGGAAAAAGTATATACATGCCGTCTTTTGATTCTCTCCCACGAAGAGCCCTATCAGCAAGATATTCCGATGGAGGAATGGTATGTAGACGGTCTAGAAAATCCACGATTTCGCCATTTATTTACATGTAAGAGACGGATTGACTGGAATTATGACGCATCCTTACTCGATGAACGGGTATCATCACGTATTTTCAAGACGATTGATTCCATTCAATTCACCGATATGGTCTATCATGAGGTGAAGCGCTTGACTGATATGTTTAATGACCAATCTGCTCTTGGTATTTCAGTACGAACCTGGAAGTCATCTCACGAGTCCAATATTGATAGACCCTATCAATTCACGAGTTATCGTGATAAAATCATACAAATCATTGAAGAACATCCTGATGTATCCACCATTGTTTGCTCTATTGATAATCCAACGTTCTTAGAGCCCTATCTCCATTTGTTCGAAGAAATAGATAAGCGAGTGATTATTCTGGATAAACTGAAGCACTGGAACTCTATCCAATATGCAATCATTAAGGTTCTTGTTCTTTCAAAATGTTTATACGTTATTGGAAATCGAATCAGTACATTTACAGAACTTGTATTTTGGTTCGGGAAATGTAGACCACAAATCTACACGGTTGGCTGATATTACGCAAAATATCCAGTATCGGGTACGGAGCCTCCCACATGAGTCGGAACACAGCTCTGGGTGACTCCATCGCAAAATGTGCCTTCAGGGCATGGTTGTCCACTGCCATTCGGTGAACGGCACATCGAATCCGGATGATAGGCTGTCGCCATGGAAGCCGCCGCTCCCGCTGGAACCTGAACCTGTTGGGCATGCGCCTGCTGAACCGATGCCGAATCTTGAAATCCAGAGATGATAAAGTGAGGCTCCATACGGTCAATCATGCGCACAATCAACGGTAATACGCCAACTGCGAGAATCAATAAAACGAACATCGCGCCAATTCCCATTCCCTTCGGATACGCCATTTCTAGCCAATAGTGAGGTTTTATTGCAACGACGGTATGATAGGTAAGTCAGAAAAAGGCGGCAGAGTTGGTGCCTTATCTGATTTGCAATAACCATTGATACACCGTACATCTTCGCCCACACACGAGGGTAAATCCACACCGCAACGCGGGGCATCCACAAACGCATCAACGCGATTTCCACCATATGTGACAAATAGTATGACAGCGAATACGACAAATACAATCACGACACGAACACCGCTCTTATTCATTCTATTAGCATACTGTATAAAAAGCTAATTATGATGATAACCAATCATTTAATGCGGATTTGGTTGCAGTAGAAATCTTTGCCGCGCCTACGGGAGGAGTGTTAACTGTGCACATAAAACTATAGGAACCCGATTTGGCACCCGATATCGATGTATCAGGAATGGTGCAAAATCCATACTCTTTCCCATTTAATTGAATAGCCTTTGCAATTTCATCCGCAGTAGAACCCTTCATGTTCTCTTCGAGAAGTTCAAATTCGCCTTTGAGTAATTTGCATTCATTTTCTGTATAGAGTCGGAAGCTATTATCCTCGTATGAAGTTGTGTCCTTTCCCTTTGTCTGTGAGTAAGAAACGCTAGCCTTACCCAGATGCGCGCCATTCACCATACATTCGGATGGAGCAGGAGATGTAAGGGACGTATTTAACGATGCACATGTTTCAGTATAATCCCTATCGATATTGTCTGGCGCATATGGATTTTCTTTTTTATTAGCATCTTTGAGCTTATAGCATTTTCCGCCTCCATAAAAATCGGGTACGTACCTTCCCCCATCCAGCTTGGTACATTCTGACTGGGTGTACCATCGTTTGGCAGCGAGGTCCAATTGATTTGTCTTTTTCATAGTATGGTAATATGCATCCGATTGCCGAATTCCCGCTGTTCCACAATAATCCGGGGCAGGGCTTCCAATGAACGATTCCATTGATTTTCTTGACACATATAATAGTAGTAAAAGTGATAGAAAGATTAATACAAATATTCCATTCAAGTCGACTCTACTCATTCTACTTTTACTTTAGAATCTCTTTTGCACATTGATGGCAGGACCCTTCAGTTTCTGAGAGCTACGAGGGTCAAACTGATTCACATCCTCTTCCTCTTTGACGCGGGCGAGCATCTCGGATTGACGCCAGAGCTCAGGTGCGCCCATTTTGAAATCACCGTGGACCTCCGCTTTGTACCAAAAAATCGTATCCTCTAGTTTGTTACTTTGAGTGTTATTATTGATGACAAGACACTCATAATTCTGTGTGCATTGGTCCATCATCTGGCAAAAAAACTCGAACGACGGAAAAGCCGAACCATAGTTCTGGTACAGGCGTTGACGATTATTCATATAGGGCTCTCTTAGAATAAACACGTAATCTACATTGGTACGAAGTGCTGGCTGAATACCCAGTGGAAACTGCATCGTAATAATAAAGAATACCTTGAGCCATCGACCGTTCATAAAGAGATAACGAATGTTTTTGTCATGAGTCCAGGAATCATCATACATGCAATCGTCCAAAATCAAAAATGCGCGAGGGTCGATATTGGATTTAACACCCTTCTCTAAATCCTGTTGAATTCGCTGCATGACCAGTTTTTGTCGCTTCACGAAATTGGCCAAAATAACGGCATTGTACTCTCCGTGAATGAACATGGGTGGAACGATTCTTTTGAAAAAACCGTTCGACTCTTCCGTGCCTGAAATGACGCATCCCATTGGCAAATCTTGATGATGAAAAAGCAAGTCGCGGACAAGAGTGGACTTGCCCGTACGGCGACGCCCGATAAATACAGCCACAGCATCTTGTGGAATGCTTTTCATCACGAACTTCCGGAGATTGACATTCACACCACCTTGTGCCATAGAATTCTACTATCCAAAGATGATTTGATGTGCGCTTGATGAACACATTCATAAGTCTCGCAACCAAAGAGATGAAAGCGGTTCGAAAGACACTCTTGACACAACCGTGTCGAAGTCGCGAAATAACCGATAATGAGCGCGAAACATTCTCATCGTATTCGCATCTCCAACGATATTTTCCTGCTCTGGACCTATTTACCATACCTGATTCCATCCTTTCACAGAAAAACATCGAGCTTCCTTACAAATATCAAATTACAAACTGGATGGAATCATCGCCTGACCAGCCAAAGATATGGAATGCTCTTCGTATCCTATCTCCTACAGGACCCGTAGATGAACCACCTAGTCCTGAACCATGTGAGGTATTTGTAAAAGTGGTCCATTTATTAAATCCAATCGATATTATCAAAGAGAAATATGTATGCCCTGAACATCCACTTCTTCCTCAAAGCGAAAAGACATGGAAAAGCACACTTCTCAAGCTGCATAGCCATAATAATCAGGCCTATGTGGATGCAGTTGCCAACTTTGTACTAAGTCGATTTCGCGAATTGGATATGACACCGCACTGCATCCTTTCTTATGGAGCCTTCACAGGAATCAGCAATCAATATCAGTACAATATCTCACTGGAGTATGATACGTATCGTCAATGCAGATGGTTTTGGAAGGGTATGGAATCGCATAGTGCACGATTGACGGTTCTGTCCCCGCACGATGATAAATCAGAGGAGTGGGATGCATTTTATAAAGAGATTACTACATGTCCATTTGATGATGAAGAATCAGATGTAGAACTCGAGCCTCTTGCTGAAATTACGATTCCAGAGGACCACAGTGATGCAGAATCTGTTGAATCTGTTACGTTTGATACATTGGAAGAAAATGCCGAAAATGCATCAGATATGTTTGAAATCAATAAAAAGATTACAAAGCGGACCTCATATAAACGGAATGATTCCGATAAAAGCGATGCGTCGGATAAAAGTGAACCGTCCGATGCTTCGGATGGTTTATTTGATGATTCATCAGAGGAATCCGAATCAGAGCCATGTGAAATCCTACTTGAAATTCCTAATATGCCCATTATTATGATTGCTCAGGAGGCTCAAGAGGGTGTGATGGATAGGCTTCTTGATGAAGATAGAATTGATGGTTTTGAGAGAGAGTCGCAGGGATGGGAAGAACGATGGGTTGCTTGGATGTTTCAAATTGTTGCTGCTCTTACCTTTCTCCAAAGTGCCATTTGTTTTACACATAATGACCTTCATTCCAATAATATTCTTTGGAGGAAAACGGATAAGCCATTCTTGTATTATCGAAAGAGGGATGGAACCGTGTGGAAAGTTCCCACCTTTGGAAAGATTTTCACGATTATCGATTTCGGTCGTGCGATTTTCCGTCTCGGCCGCCATCTTTGGGTATCCGATGACCATTGGCCAAACCAGGATGCAGGCGACCAATACAATTTCGGGCCATTTTTTGACCATACGAAACCAAAAGTCATCCCCAATCCATCCTTTGATTTATCGCGTTTGGCCGTCAGTCTCATTGACGGTCTATTCAACGAGCCTCCGCCAAAAAAGAAAGGAAAAGGTGTATCCATCATGAGTGAAGAAGGCTCGTGGAAAGTATATGAAACAAAATCTCCACTCTATAATCTTCTATGGAGTTGGACCATCAATGATAAAGGGGAAACCATCTATGAAACAGAGGATGGAGAGGAGAAATATGAAGGATTTGATCTCTATATTCGTATTGCTCAGGATGTCCATCGTGCCGTTCCAAAAGAACAGCTACACCGACCTGTATTTCAATCTTTTATTTGGGCCAATAGGGTTCCTCCCAATGAAACCGTGTATTCATTGGGTGTATAATATCATTATGGTATGATAATCATACACAAATGATTTCAATTGGTACCGCAGCATCCTGAATCGTTTTGCGATTCAATGGGGGTACACGGGCAGCCATTGTTCACCGTTGTGCAACCACCACCCTGTTTGCGATAGTACTTCATTTGGCCATTTTTTACGGTCGTAATAATCGATTGGTCATAGATTCCAAGTGCAGGTGAATAGCCAGTTTGAGGACGGGATGAATGTTGAATACGATTCAAGAAATCACCGGATTGTGCTTTGTTCATCCGACGCTGCGTAATCAACGATGCATCATAGATGGTTGTCGACATGTCTACCTCCATACTATAATTTATTTACCTGCCAGGCGTGGTGGTCCAACTTGTATATCAATATCATCGCTCGCTACAGTGCCTAATGTACTAAGAGAAGCCGGTAGTTCAAATTGTGGAAATAAATCCGGAACCAATATACCCGTAAGAGCAATTAAAATGGACCCACTAATAAAATCCTGTGCAAATTGAATATTTTTATATTCTTTATCCTTATATTTTGCTCCGACGAAGCTGAGCATGATAAAGACGAGACCGCCCACAAGCATCCAGGGGAACCAGGTCGGCATCATTTTCCATTCGTGTGAGAAAAACACGCACTCGTTGTCCGCACTGAATTATGAAAGAACCTCGTAGTCTTCTGAACCGATATCTTCCGAAAGAGTCTGAATTCCATCTAACGATTCCATATCAGGTTCATTTTCTAGTGGAGTTCCTTCTTCCTCCATAATTTCAAGAACAGGGCCAGATTCAGATGGAGCATCATCCTTTCCGTCATCGGTATCTTTCGGTTCATAGACCATATCCGAATCCGATGGGTGGTCTGAATCAAATAGGGCGTTAAACAGACCGAACCGAACGGCTGGCTTTTCATCGAGATGAATCGTCTGTGGTTCCGCCGGAGATTGGTTAGATGATTCTGTTGTGGAAGAGACGGGTGTCAAAGCAGGAGTATCAAGTGTCACTATCGGAGGAGTATCGGTGTGCTCGGGTTTCGATTCAGGCTTTGGTTCAGACTTCGGTTCAGGTTCCGTTTCTTCATCACTGTCGTCTTTGGCTTCTTCCTGTTCTTTGGTTTCATCCTGCGCCGAATCATGATTGACAAAATCCCTCAAAATAGATTTAACGGGTACCATTCCTCGAACCGCTTGTAGAATTCCCTCGTGAAGAATTCCTTCGATATTTCGATAATTCTGCTGCTTTTCCATACCAGGGATACCATCCCGAAACAAATAGGTAGAGCTCCATAGCAATTTCGAGGTCTCGCATAGTGCCTTAAATAGAAAATGTTCCACTTTGGGAATATTAATCTCCACCTTTTTGTTATTAGATGATAAGCGAATCGCAGTAAGAACCTTCGTGTGCGCGATGAATACCGCAGTGAGCAAATCTTCCAAGTAATCACATCCAGAATTATGCTGAATGGAACGAATCTCTTGATTTACTTTCTCCATATTCCAGTCGTGAATCTCATTCAAATAATTCTGAAATTGCCATAACACTCGTTTCGGCTCTTGTATCATGGCCTGCTTTGATTTTTCCAATAGTTCAATGTAAAATTGGAAGTAAGCCGGTACAAGAAACACGGACAGTTGTTTTGTATATTCTGCCCGTGCATCGGAGTAGACCGATAGCACAGAATCACGACTCATTCTTCTTTCTTATGTGGTGTTGTCAAGTCATTATCGAACGCACGACGTTCTAGCGTATAGGCTAGTAATGCCCATACGGAACCATCACATTCCATACAATCACCGTAGTCTTTTAGAACTGTTTCATTGAATACCATTGCATGAAGAAACTCTTCAGGATGATATGCCTCTTGAATGTAATGCAGTATCTTACTAGACGATAATTGTGATTGCTCTTTCTTCTGCTTTAGTCGATGCATTTGTACTATGGTCCATTCTTCTGGAACATGTTGCTGTAGATAGGCACACTGTTTCACTCGACGATACGAATATTCGTCCACTTCTAAATAATCCAAAATTTCTCTTGAGCGAACTCCATGAAAGGTGCTCTTGAGGTAGGATTCAAGTTGAACTCGTTTTGGCAGAACCATTTTCTTGATTCGGCATCGCGAGCGAATGGGTTCTTGGAGTCGCCCTGCATCACGGCATTCCAGAATAAATAGGACATCCGATGCATGTGTTTCCAAAATACGACGCAAAAATGCCTGTGCCTCAGGCGTTAAATCGTCTGCTCCTTCTAGCCACAAAATGGCCGGCTCCGTGCGCCTCGCCCAAATATGTAATTTTTGACGCCCATCACGCAGCGTTCTGTCTTTTCTGCACGGGCACACAAATAGTTGTTTTTGTATTTCTTCTGCATACTTCTGAATCCAGTAACTCTTACCGCATCCAGGAGGACCTGTTAGAATCATAGGTGTTGTATCCATTCTTTATCTTTCATTGGGGTAATCTCGTTTAGACTCAATGAAATTGATAACAAATGTCATGAATTTTCTTTTTCTGGAATTCCTTCTCTTGCATGATACCAACCACCATATTTTCTCGGCAAAAATATTTCTGTATCACTGCATCAATTTGCTTTTTGGTAATACGTTGATAATAGGCTGAATATTGTTCTTGATAGGGGATAATCGTATCCTCTTTGTTGTAAATGCTCTCATAACCATTATATGTTGCAATATTATGAATGGATTCTCTGTCTCGAAGCATAGAGCCTTTTAGCTTTGATTTCGCAATATTAACTTCATCCTGGTCAACTCCTTTTTGCTTCAAATCTATTAGGATTCGAATTAATGTCGGCAATACACCATCATGAGAACCATTGCGAAACATCTTTTGAGGGTCGGTTTGGATAAAAATACTGATATATCCTGTATGTTCATAATAGGATGTCTCGCAACTTGTTCGATACGTTAATCCCTGTTGAGTTCGAAATGCAGTAAATAAGATTCCACTGAATCCATTAAGGACCATATGTAAGAGATTTAGTTTATGCCTATCAGGTGAATCACGTGAACATGTTCGAAATCCAACTTGTAGAATCGTAGTCGACAATCCCTTTTTAGGGATACACTCGATACAAATCGAATCCGTGGGAGAAATCGGATGCAGAGTTAGTATGGGTGTGGACAATGCCAATCGTGGCGGCTCATGCTCTTGTTCTTTTTTCGCCATCTCAGAACGTTTTAGGATAGCGACAATCGTAGAAAATGGAAGATTAGTAACAATGCTCCATATCATATTAGATGGTTGATAAAACCACTTGTACCATTGGAACATATCTTTCTCTTTCAAGTACGTAGGAGTAGGATGATAGCGGATATTATCTATTTCATATGCATAGGAGCTTCCTTTAAAAAATATAGCTTCCATTTTATCTTGTAACACACTACTATGATTGTCTTCTCCACGTATATTTTCTTCAATTACAACGTGTTGCTCCTTGATAAATTCTTTTCGTGGAAAAGTAGAATGTAATAACATATCTGCTACAATATGGGTAGACGGCTCTACAAAGGTATCCTCGCAGTCAATCGAATAAAAGGTAACTCGTTTATCTGTATATGCATTAAAACGCGCACCCATTTGATTGTATTGTACTAGCAAATCCCTTGTTTTATGAATTTGTTCAGTGCCCTTAAAGCACATATGCTCGACAAAATGCGATGCCCCTCGTATTCCATCTTGTTCATATGCCGACCCCACATCGCAAAATACACGAATACTGGTTAGCGGAATAGATTGTTCTGACTTCTGATACACTAGACGAAATCCATTCGGAAATCGATGGCTTCGAATGGTCGATGCCATCACTATTTATATTCATTAAAATAATTATTATGTACCATCCATTATGGAAAATACATAATAATACTTGAAATCAACCGTGATTACTTTCGAGGACGAATACACCACACTGCAATGCTTCCCACTGCCGCACCCAATAGAAATTGTTGATAAGAAGTGGCCCATTTTGTTACACGATTCCATAGATTAGGCGTTTTAATATCCGTTTCTGTCACCGTATCTAGCGTTTGGTCGATGTCTGTCTTTTCACTGGTAGACAAGTCTGTCCACTGTACATGCTCTGTCATATTGGGTTATTATGAAACAAAAGTCATATCTCTTTAGACTATCTTCATTTGCGCAACAGAGCAACAAAGATGCCATTATGCCATGCTCTCTCCTCGGGACTACCTTTCAGCGGCTCCAAATCATTATTCGTCGTTCGAATCTCGCGAGTATATTCAATCGTAACACCAAGTACATGAAGAGACTGAAATGTTGCATCGCGCACATGCGCCCAGTTCCAATCATCCACGATAAATACAAAGCGGTCATCCATGCATCGATAATAATGATTCAGTGCATTATAGTGATTATCCCATGAGTGTTCGCCGTCATACAAATAAATATTGAATTTCGGCAATCGGTCCGCATCTACCTTGTAACAATCCGATTCGATGAATGTTGCGTCATTTTGACCCTTATATTCTTCAAAGTTCGATAGAAAGTCCTGTTTGGGTCCCCCAAATTCACTCCAATTATCAATGCATAGTACTTTTGCTTTATTTCCACACATGGCAGAACATACAGAGGACCCCTTCCATGTTCCGATTTCAAGGTAACGACATCCCTCACGATTTAGCATATTATTGTAAAAATGGCGTGTCTTGATACCAGTCATACCTTCCATATCAAGAATACCCTGTGTAATTTTAGAAAACCCCTTTTCTGCATAGGTAAATGCCTTGTCAATATGCGATTTCCAATCGTCCGCACTAAAAGAGTCCGCCATTCTTCGTAATCATCCAATATAAGCTTTATGTCCGTTTGCAACGCGTATACCATTTCTTTGCGCTCTTACTAGAGGCGATAGCACGTCGCACAATATCCGAATCGGTTGTTTGATAAGTTTTTCCACAAAGAAGCATACTTGATACACGTGCGTATCCCCACTGTTGTTCTGTTGCACCGGGTCGATGACCGGTTCTCCATGCTGCCATCCCTCGATTGTAGGATTCTGTAATGAATCGCAGAGGAACACCTGTAGCTTTTGCACGGTCTTCTAGTGAGCGAACTCCTGGAAATTCAGATTCCCATTGAGAGGAATAGGTTGATTTTTTCGTTTTTATTCCGCGGTCGGTTTCAAATCCGCGATAGGCCTTTGGTGAACGCCATGATAGTGCTCCAAAACGCCTGATTTCTGCCCGTCGTTTCGCTTTTTTTGTTTTCGATAATCCTCTATAGTATCGTTCAGGTTGATACATTCTAATGGGATGAAAGATATTGACGGTATTCGCGAATAGCTGCTTCATCCTTTGCCGCATTCTGGCTCAAACTCTGCATCAGAGGATTTTTCTCTAGGGCATCAATCGTAGAATATGTATTTCGTTCACGGCTGACGTCCAAATTCAATGGAACACGGTATTCCACGCGACCAATATCCGCTACACCAGGCGTAATATCCATAGAGCGATTAACGGCGAGCGCACGGTCATTCGTGATATCCGCATCTAGTTTCTTTGAAAGCTGCCGACCAGGGTCGCCGTTGAATGTCGCCGAAGAGCCCGAGCCAGCAATGGGTTTACGTCCACGTGCAATCTGCTCCTTGTTCGGGTTCGTTCGCATATTGTATGCATACGATGAGTCCATTGCGTCTGACCATGCGCCATTACCACCCGGACCCGTCCACGCCAATCCTGCTGAAAGCTGTGCCTTCTGTGTCGGTTTCGCAATATCATCAGGGTCATACACCTTAAGACGATTGGGAGCCGATGCAGCCGCCATGATGCCTGGGCGATCCAGATAGATTGTGGATTCCTTAACGGTTGTGCGGGCAATATCAGATGGGTCCCATACTGTAATGGCTGCCGCTCGCTCTGCAAATGTAATCGGTGTACCGGTCATACGAATATTTCCAATCGTTTCACTGCGACGTGTCGGGCGTGCATCATCCGTAAAATGCGCCATAACCAATCCATTATCCGCAGGGACTGCATTCAGAGCCATCACGCGCTCCGATGTTTCATTACGCTCATTCGGACGAATCTCGATGGACGACTTTCCGTAATCAGCCTTGTCTCCATCCGTATTGCTCGTATAATATCCTGTCATATCCGCATTACGATACCCAGCCCCGCCATATTGTTGGGCCATCGGTGTACGATAGGAACCCGTTACGTAGCTCTCGCTATAATCCTGCGACGAGGCATGACCCTCGTATTCTACAGAAGTCTCAGGGCGAACCGTATGCGGCATAATTTGTGTTGAACGAACCGTGTCTTTGATAACATCACCCGTTGTGACAAAATACCGAGAGCCGCTATCGTCGATATAGAAGGTATCTGGTTTGTACTTTCGCACTTCTCCAATATCCTTGGATTCGACGTTGCTTCCCACAAAGTGTTGACCTGGCACCACAGGGGCATTATATGTATCTTTAGGGTTCGATAGAACACGCAGTTCGTTGGTATCCTTTGGACGCATAATTTCATTGATTTCAAGCTGTTGAAAACCACCTTTTCCCGTGATTCCGAATTTCTCTCCCAATCCAGCGCCCACTTTGGTAGGTTCGAATGGACGCTCTCCGTTGCGCACCACGGGTGCCTGAGAGGAAATACGCGATTGAAAGAAATCAGTATTATCTTCCATGCCATGAGGATTGCCATAGGGTGCACGGGAGGTTTCAAACATATTCTCGACTTCTCGTTTTTTGATTTGAGTCGACCCTGAACCATTATACATATCTAACACGCTCGTATTGCTCTGCGGTGCAATGTTTTGCTTGATGCGGCCTCCAAAGTAGGGCTGCATATTGTTGTGCTTGAACTCATTCGAGCGAATTCGTTGACCAGACAGCGGGCTAATGACATAATCGCTATCCATATAATTGGGTGTTGCTTCCACGCCATCTGAGCGAAATTCCATCATCGGTACATTGGAATCAATAGGTGAGAGGGGTGCTTCGCTACCCGGGGTGAATCCAGGTGCATAGGGTGGCTTCTGTGTGGCATATCCGAATGCAGTGCCGTATGGCCCATTGCTTGGTTCGGATGGATAGGTCTGTCCGTTTGGCATTTTGTACATCAAATCTAGTTCTGGTCCAAATCCGGTGGCAGAGGAGCCTTTTGGTGCATTTGTCATGGGCTCTGAATTGGGGCCACGTGCCGAAGGAACGAATGACTCATTGGTAGAACGACGAAAAAGCGGAGAAGTATGATCGGCAGGAGGAAGAGTGTGCGAAGCAGGTACGCGTGATACAGGAACGGGTTGATTGGTATTCGGCTTATTTTGGCCTGTCTTGGAGACGACAAAGCCCAGACCCAGAAGACCAGCTAGGGCAGCGACTTCCATACTACCAGTTTCTACCTTTAATTTTTTGATAAAAGCCGACCGACTTTTCCAGAGTTCCTAAAATAGCAAATCTAAAGAATCCAATAATTAACTACATAGACCCATGTCGTCAACAGAAGCGTCTCTCGTAATTGATACACCATCCTTTCATTATGTAGTACAGAAGCTACGTAGTTTTTTCCTTGAACGTGGATTTCTAGAGTGTCATACACAGAATCGTCTGTCGATTTTGGCGTCTTGCGAGGACCCCAGTACCATTACGACTTTCCAGTATGTGGGCCAGCCGTATCCTCTCCCTCAAACTGGTCAGATGTGGCTCGAATATGAGCTACTGAAGCGCCCCGAGTATCCAGGCTATTTTTGTGTATCAACGAGCTACCGCCAGGAGCCCAATCCGATTCCGGGTCGTCATGATTTGATTTTTCCTATGTTTGAGTTCGAGCTCAAGGGTGGCATGGATGAACTGGAAAAGATGGAGAGAGAGCTTTTGGAATATCTTGGATATGGTACTCCATCCGCATTTCCGAGCGGAAACTACATCGATGTTGCTGAATCATATAAGGTTCTCGAGATTTCTCATGCAGAGGAACAACGTCTTGAATCAGAGCACGGTGCCGTCTTTTTCTTGAAGAACTTTCCAGAGTACACGAGTCCATTTTGGAATATGCAGCGTAATCAGGCGGCTAAAACGGCCAACAAAATCGATGTCATTCTAAGCGGTATGGAAACCATTGGTAGCGCGGAACGAAGCACGGATAAAAACGATATGCTCGAGCGATTCACGCATATTTCCAATGGAATGTATGCGAAAACCCTTTTTAATCAGTTTGGCAAGGAGCGTGTGATGGCAGAAATGAACGATTTTCTTAATAACACATTTATGCCACGCAGTGGTGGAGGCATTGGTCTGACCCGACTGATTTCCAGTATGAAGAAGGAGGGTCTTATTCCATCTGCCGCACAGAATTCAACGGATAAGGTATAATTTCAATTTCGTTCATCGCATCGTATTGTTGCTGCAATACAGGTTCTTGCCTTTGAGAACAGCATTCAAAACATGACAATACGCATCGGATGCATTCTACGAATGTATAGCACACATATAACATTCTAGTATGATAGTATGCTATATGAATCAACAGAAACATAGTAGATATTAACGCATATGCTGTTCATGGCCTAGTTCAGCAATGGACGGTTGATGCATCGGTTGAAAGCACGCTTTCTGTCGGTGTGTATTAAACTTCTCCTTGTCCAATCCGCGGCTGGGAATGAAAAAGTCGAATGGCGTCTCAAATGTCTCTTGAGGATTATGGAAGAGTGTATCCCATCGATTCCACCCTGTTGTACGAAGTGTGCAAGGAGGGTCTACTAAGCGTGCAAAAGTGAGCGGAATGCTTTCATCTTGTGCATGTTTCAGTTGGATGCGGTTGGTTGGATTCGTGTCGGGATCATAATGTGCCGCGTCGCATCGAATGTTTGTACCCAGACGGTTGATTCCTTTCAGGTCCGATTCGACATCCGTCTTCCACTCCCCATCGACCCATGATGCACCGCTTTTTTGGATGCGTGTCGTCGCATGAACAGGAAAGGTCGTCGGACAGTTCGCAGCAGGAGGATTCAAATAGTATCGTGAGGCATAAGATGTAATACGCATATCATCGACTTGATGAAATGGATCATGTCGTAGACGTGTAAATGCCTGCTGTGGTGCGGCCATTCTCCTTACCCTATATGATTAATATTTCTCAGGCTTTCGGCATACTTCATT